AGTTGCTAAACAGATTGATCGGAGCACGCAAGTAATCTAAAACGTCACCCTCGGGCATCGACGCAATGAAGGATTTCATAGCCTCATCCTCGGACTTGATCCTTTGCCTGTTCTCTTCAGGGGATAAAGTTCCGGGGATTGCGCTTAGATCACGCTCTGGCTTTGTCCTTGGCGGGTTGCCGGGCATATCTGTTTCCTTTGCAGATTACCCGCCATCATAACCCGTCTACGTTGTCAAGTCACGCTAATCGCCGCAGAAGCAAGAGATGTCCTCGCTCTGGTCAAACATATCTACCTGACTCTTGGCCGCATCCATCATGTCTTGATAAGACGGACGGTCTGTACGGAAGTAGAACCCTGATGGTTTGCTGGGTGTTGAGATGGTTTCCATCTTTGCCCACCACAATGCTCGATCTGGTTCTCTAGATATTAAACTCATGATTTTATTGGTGTTTTTTAAGAAACACAGATCACAGTTTCCCCACGGTGTTTCACCGTTGATGTTGTCCAGCTCTAGATCAAAGGGCTGCTCACGCCAAAACTTGGCTACGTCATGCTTGGTGACACCTGCTATTCCGCAGGGAGCGTACTTGGTTTCGTGAGTACCGTAGTCTTGGTTCTTGATCTTGGATAGCCTGCGCTGCTCGTCTGCTCTGATGCCTATCCAACTTTCCCATTCTGTCCATCCTAGAGACTTTAGGTATCTGTGGCACGTTCTTACCTTTAACTCTACTGTGCAGAATCTAACCAAAGGGTTGGGAAGGTATTTACGCTTGCGGATGACCGCCTCAAATGGCTCACCGTTCCTGCTGGCCGTCTCAAACGATACCTTCTCAAACTTGGTCTCAGAGTCTCTAAACTCTAACCAATCTATCTCTACTCCCCATCTCACAGAACATTCATTCACAAATTTAAGTGTCTCTTCCCGTTCCTTTCCGGTGTTTTGGAAGCACACTCTTGCTTCATCAGGTAGACCGTTGTTGGCCTCCAACGTGCGGTAGAGCATATAGGCTGAGGTTCTGCCCCCTGAAAAGGATATGCAGGTCGGGCCGTTGATCTTGAATGGGTTCACAAGTTTTCTTTGGTGGTTTTTAGTGTTAAATCACACGTCATTTCGCACTGCCGGTGGTGAATTCTGAGCATGGCAAGCCCATACCGTGAAGCACGGACTCGCTTTTCTGCCGTATGGAGCCATCCATCGCACAGCATCCCAGACTTATTTCAACCACCCGGCTCTTGGATTCGCCCACCGCCCCCGCTCTGGCTCGCTCGTGTAACGGGGTTATTCAATGCCACCACCGACGTACCGCATGGCAAGGGCAAAGCGCAGAACGCAAAAAAGCCGTTAAGTCTGACCCCGGTGGAACCACCCAAAACTTGTGGTCTTGGGGCACCCCATACGGGGTCGGGATCAGGCTTAACGGCTTTCCTGCGTAGGATTCCACTCCTTACAAGCGCAAAGGTACTGCACTAAATCAAAATCAGCAAGCGCTTTGTTCTTCGTTTGATGCTAGACGCCGTAACAATACTCTGGTATTTAGCGGTCTGCACTATCACTGGGCACGATATGAAAGTTACCGACGACGAGTTCATTCAACTCTGGGAGCGGTATCGCAGCCCCCAGAAGATCGCAGACGAAACCGGAATGCCAGTCCGTACCGTCCACCACAAACGCAAAACCCTCGAGCTCAAGTACCGCATCCAACTGACCGCCGAGAGGCCTAACCCGATGTTCACTCGACCTAGCCTGCATCTCGTTAAGGCCCGGCATCAGGGCGGCATGATCGACGGAACCATCCTCGTATTCTCCGACGCCCACTTCTGGCCGGGCATTCGCACTACCGCCTTTAAAGGACTGCTCTGGGCCATCGCTGAGCTCAAGCCAGTAATGGTCGTCGCTAACGGCGACATATTTGACGGGGCCTCGATCAGCAGATACCCGAGGTCAGGGTGGCAGCAGCGGCCCAGCGTGAAGCAGGAACTTGAGGCCTGCAAAGAAGCAATGAAAGAAATTGAGGACGCCTGCCACAAGGCCCGTCACCACACTCAATTGATCTGGCCCTTGGGTAACCATGACTCTCGATTTGAATCGCGCCTAAGCGAGTTTGTGCCTGAGTTTGAGGGCATTACCGGGCTCTCCCTCAAAGACCACTTCCCGAAGTGGCACCCCTGCTGGACCTGCTGGCCCGTGCCCAATGTCGTAATCAAGCACCGCTACAAGAACGGCATCCACGCCACCCACAACAACACCGTCAATGCCGGTACATCCGTCGTCACCGGGCACCTGCACTCGCTGAAGGTGACGCCATTCGACGACTATAACGGGACTCGCTGGGGTGTAGATACAGGAACGCTAGCAGATACTGACGGACCCCAATTCATTGACTACATGGAAGACAACCCAGCCAACTGGCGGTCCGGGTTCGCGGTCCTAACAATCCGTAACAAAGAACTGCTCTGGCCAGAGATTGCCCGGAAGCACTCCGAAGGGATGCTGGACTTCCGGGGTCAACTTATCGACGTAAGCAGCTTTTAGTCGTCAGTCTGCTCGTCTTCTTCGGCTTCTTCCTCAGCCTCTTCCTCAGACTCTTCCTCAGTTTCTTCCTCAACGGCAAAGCGGTCGTTCCAAAGAGCAAGGAAGGTGTCCTCGTCCTCGTCACCGTTAAGCAGGTAGTCGACGCGCTTGACCATGTCGCTAGCGGCACGCAGCAGCGTCACAACAAGATTCATACGCTCAATTGTCTCTTCCGAGTAATCCGAAATGTTGTGCTCGGCCTCAAACTCGATGCGCTCCGCTAGGGTAGCCAGAGCCTTATCGTCGCCCTCAAAAAAACCGCCAATCATGATCACCTCCTTCGAGTAGGGCACGTCGCCCACGAGGATTTTACCCCGCCGACCCCCCGGCGATCGTGACAGGTTTATTGCGCGTACGGGTTCTCTCTGCGTCTGGACCGGCCGCTGTCAACGTAATCATCCTCGTCCCAGTCCTCGTCAGGCGGCGGATCCACCTCGAGCCAGCCAGAGTCCCGAAGGAACCTCAGAGCCTGCGTACACGCGTCTACGAAGTCGTCGTGGGTTGACTCAGGGAACGAGCAGATCTGGCTCACAAAGCCTTCTGCCCAATCCCTGACGTAGCCCTTCCTTTGGCTGCTCTCCGGTATCCATACCCGCCCTCGAGCAATGATGTGGCTCACGATGTTGAGCCTCTGCATCTTGTCCGCCCTGCCGGGGTTGTACGCCCGAATCGGCAGGTGAGCTCTCTGCAGGTCCTGAATCAGCGAAATCCCCGCGGACTTGTCCTCGATCAGCAGCAGATCAACCCGCTTCTTCTCCTTCCCTTCCCCGTAGACCGCGCCGTACTCCTCGATTACCCTCGGTCGCAGGTCGGGGTACTGCAGACGCTCCTGCCAGCAGTCGATCACCATCACGGCCATCGGACCGTCCAAAGGCTTGAATACGCCAAACGTAATGCAGGCGGTCGGATCGTTCTGGACCTTCTCGCTCGTGGCCACGTCGTACGATTGAATGATGTACTCAAACTTCGGGAACTCCCGGCCGTTTGGCCAGAGCTTGAACATATCCCGCTTAACGATCCCCGACTCTTCAGGATCGATGATCTCTGCGTAGATCTCCTGCCGGCCTAGCGTCGTCCCCTCGTACTGCAGGATCTGCTTACGAAAGTTTGCCGACAGGTTCTCGAGGTTCGTGTACGTCGACGCAGTCGTAACAGCGACGTCGTCACCGTCCCGGCCGATCAAATCAATGATCAGGTCCTTGGGCCGCGGGGTGGTGGTGCAGATGATCCGCGTCTGTTTGCCCAGTCGGACGCCGAACTGGATCTGATCCCACGCCTCCTGCAGGTACTCCCACGCCGCTAACTCATCACACCATGCCCCGTGGAACTGTGGACCCCTGAAGCGTTCGGGCTCCGACGCCGGGATGCCTTTGATCAGCGACCCGTTAGTGAGCTTAATCTCGTGCAGCGCCTTGTTGTAGTCCGCGATCAGCGCCTGCGGGATAACCGACATCAGCCCCGAGTCCCCCTCAAAGCAAGTAGAGCGCACGTCAGAGCTCGTAGGAGCCGCTACAAGCCATCGCGTACCGGGTTGTGTATGTGCCCACCACCCGATCTGCTCGGCGGCCGTACGGGTCTTTCCAGCGCCCCTGCCGGCCAGCAGCAGCCAGATAGACCACCAGTCACCCGGCGGCAGGATCTGGTGCTTGTGCGCCTGCTGCAACCACCTCATGCGCCACGCCCAAGCCACCTGCTGCTCAACCGGCAGCGTTAGGAACTTCTTCTTAGTCTCGGGGTCCTTTAGGATCGCAACGACGTCAGGGGGCAGCTTAACGGCCACAACTCATTGCTCTACATCGACTTGCCGCGTCATCTCGGCATTTTTCAGGATCGACTCGAACATCTCAGTCGCCTGAATATTCACCTGCAGCGGGTTGTCTGCGTCGCCAGCAAGAATCGCCCGATCGCCGTACTTCTTGGGGTTGAACTTGGCCAGCAACTTCAGCCGGGTCTCAATCTGGAGCTTCCTGTGGCCCAGCATATCCTCGCGGGTATACATGACCTTGCCGTCATCAGTCTCAACGATCTTGCGCCCTTCTACGGGCGTATCCGCTATGGCTAAACACTCCTCAGCCATTTTATCGTAGCCAATATCTCTTGCGTGCGCGATTGCTGTGGATAGCGAATCGTCGCGCCTCATCCAATCATAAACCGTACGCCACTCAGGCATATGATCTCTGCGGCAGATCTCCCGTAATGGGATACCTTCAGCTAGCCCTTCACAGATCTCTTGAGCTATAGCTGCGCTGTACTTAGATGGCCTTCCAGAAGTCTTTACTGGAGTAGTTGGTACCTGAGTACCTCCGAACGCTTCTAGCGTCTCCTGAGCTCGTTTAGCGGCCATTGCGGCCTCAAACGCGCCCTCGATCTTTGCGGCCTGCGCTGGCGTGATCGCCTTCTTGCGCGGTTTTTTCGTCGCTTCCGACATGGTTTCAGTCTCTTTGCGGTGAAGCCTTGATTTTACAAGCTTTTTTGAATATGCGCCAGAGACTGTCGGAACCTTGAAGGAACCATGAAGGAACCAACAAGGATCCAAGAAGGTTGCCTTGAAGGTTCGTTAGAAAAGGAAAAGGCCCCGAAGGGCCTCTCTTAGTCAACCAGCAGGTTGGTCAAGTGCTCTGGGCTGCCCTCCCGGTACGCCCCGTCAACGTAGGCGTAATACTTGACGCCCTTCGCGGTCATCATGACGCCGATCGCCGAATGCAGGTTCTCCTGCGGGGTGAACTTGGCACGGGCGGCTGCTTCACGCTTCTCGTCGCTGATCTGCTTGCTCTGACGAGCCTTAATTACGTCTGAAAGTCTCACTTCGCTTCTCCTTCTCTATTGCGGTCGGTAGTGACCGTAGACAGATAGTACATAAAAAAACCTCCTTGCGGAGGTTTTTGGTAAAAATATTTCTAGGGACAAACCCTAGGTCCTCATCACGCCGATTTGGTCGCTTGCGCCGGTGCTTACCAGCCCCACGGGGAGGCCGCTGGATCAAGTCCCGGACTACCGGGTTACGTTTCTTCATCTTTCATCACCTTGAAGAGGAGGATTGACCAGATAGCTCCTCCAACAACCTTTGCAACAAACTGCATACCAACAATGCTCGGCATCAGCGCTCCGAATGCTATCGTTGGGAACAACAGTGAATCAACTACCGCACCGGCTGCGTTGCTGACGTTCGATCTTTTCATCCATGAGCCGGAGATTCTTGAGAATACAAACCAGTCAACCACAGAGGCCGCAACGAACGCCGCAACCGACGCTATCGCAATCATCCCGGTTGCTGGATTTAAGGCGTAAGTAAGCGCCCCAGTTGCAACTATCAAAAGCCCCATTTGCACTTTTTCTAACCGAATGTGCAGCCAGTCTCTCAGGGCCAAGTCAAGACCGATCAGAACAAAAGCGTTGAGCGGGGTGATCGCAGGGCCAAATTTTGCAACTAACAAATTGGCTACAATTATGGCGACCGCATACGCGGCAATTGCTAGGTAAAGCATAGGTTCTCCTGAATAGGTTGGTTTTTCCATTTCGTTGGCGGGTTCTGTGCGTTGATGCGTTTCGCAAAACACCCAGCGCAATCCATTTTCTCTGCGTGATGCAATGCGACATTCGTTGAGTCTGCGCTAGCGAGTGGCCAATCACCCGTCCCCTGACCGAGCATCCTCAATCCATGAACCCAAGGTATCCTCGTGTACTTGCTCGATAATCCGTTGAATGTCTCGTCCATCTTTGCGGACCATTTCGGCGATCCGACCTGCCAAAACTCTCCAGATGAACCGAAGCAGACCCTACCCCATGTGTCGCAAAGTTCAAACAGATAATCAATTGGCAGGCCGAGGTGCCACACTGGAATTCCAAACTCTTTGCCAAATGGCCAAGTCTTGACCATCTCACGCTGAGTCTGAACGTCACCCCCAATCACGTCAGGCACAACGGCCCAGTGAGGATGACCAAGGATCGGATCAAGCCACTCATAGAACCCCGGCAAATCAAACGGCACTTGTTTAGTGAAACAACTAAACGCTCCGTTGTCCAGCATCAGTGACTGCCCAATCCGAAGGCAAGTCTTCAAACTATCCGGCCGGAAATATGAGATGCAGAAATGCTGTCCAGCCATGCTCTCAAGTGCAAACTTTGGAGTGACTGGGGTTCCATGATAGTGAATCACGTCTTACTCTTCAATTGAGGAGACTCCATGCTGTTGCTGCCACTGCTGGTACTTGTCCGTTGCCAATGGCTTTAAGTCTGTCCACCCGAGCGGCCACCCCATGAGCCACTCGACCCACGTTGGGTTCAACATCCCACCAGCTTGGGCAGAAAGAGTTGGAGTGTTGCGAGTAAATTCCGCTGGATATGCCCCTTCCTTTGCGTTGTGTGCTGTCGGAGTCGGCCATTTCACCACCGCATACAACAACTTGTCTGCTTTGCCCGGGCCGGATGGCGCGTAACCACTGTGCTTTGCGTCCTGAGCTATTGGAGTCGGCCACGATCCAAATCCTGTCTCTTTTATGCGGCGCACCAACGTCTGCTGCTGATACGACACCCCATCTTGCATCAAACCCCAACGAGGCCAAGTCCCCGAGAACTCTATGGAGTCCTCTAGAAGTGAGGAGTGGACTGTTTTCCACATAGACGTATCCGGGTCGTACTTCGCCAATGATTCGCGCCATGTGACCCCACATTCCAGATCTGGCTCCGTCGATTCCTGCGCCCTTTCCTGCGGCGCTGATGTCTTGGCATGGAAAGCCGCCAGATACGACGTCAACAATTCCGCGCCACGGGCCGCCGTCAAAGGTTTGAACGTCATCCCAAACCGGGAAAGTCGGGAGAACTTTGTCATTCTGTCGGGCGCACAATATGCTTGCTGGGTAGGGTTCCCATTCAACTGCACAGACGGTTCGCCATCCGAGCAAGTGTCCCCCAAGTATTCCTCCACCAGCGCCCGCGAAAAGAGCCAGCTCATTCACATTACCTCCTCATTATAAAAGCCCCCGTAGGGGCCGTTTGGTTTACTTGGTCAGTGCGTAGACTGCTTTAGCGGAACGCTCAGCGTTAGCCTCAATCTCGTCGTCGTCAGGGTAATACTCGTCGATCAGGTCGCAGAGCTCCTGCGCGATGAAATCGTTCGCCCAGTGCCCTTCGGGATATCCGCTGATGCGCTCGATAAACGTCTCGCTGCGGATCTCGTCGAACTCGCGAGCGTTCGCGTACGTAACGTACTTTTCGACCAACATTGTTTTGTTGGCTTCGGTCTCGTCGAAACCGTCGTACTCGCTATCCTCGTCGCCGATCGTCCAGCCGTCGTCTTCGCAGCCGGTAACCACATAATTGTGGGACTCAACGCCGTCATCGTAATCAAAGTCTTCGTTGTCCATCGCTTTCTCCTTCGCTGTTGCTGCGTTAGTGCAGTGAAGTCAGTATACACAAAAAA